ACTACTATCTATTACGTCGTGGTACTCTATTGTCAAGTCTACTTTACTTTTAGAATCCATAACGACATAGAATGTCATTCCGTCTACAGGAGCAGGCACGTCAACCTCTCTAGTCCAACGTTGTTTGCAACAAGGACACGGCTCACTAATTGTCTGTTTTATAGTTTTCATATTTTTCCTTTCCCGACGTTGCGACCGAAATCGTCGCTGGGTTAGTTGTCGTCGGATATACTTTCATACCATAATCTACGAAATTCTGGCGAAAATACCAAGAACTGAATTGTCCAGCATAGACTATTTTGTCGGGGGAACAGAGCTAGACTAGAATTAGTCTAGCTCTAGAGTTAGAGTCTAGCTAGGTGTTACCGACCAATCAGTCGGTCAAGAAAAAAAAAGTTATAAAAAGACAAAATATTTCTAGGAATTCCCGATATTTAGACATATTTTATCAGTATGACTAACAAGTTAAAAACAGATGCTTTCGCTAAACTACTAGCCAAAAGTGGTTTAACACAAGAACAACTAAAATCGATGGGAATCGAAGTTCTTGAAGCATCTTCAAACGAAGGACGTATACTTGAGAATGCGTCGAAGGTTTTGGCATCTCAAGATGATAAAGCGGTTCAAAAAGATATGAATCGTCTTGTCGATATTATCAATAATAAAGACGTGTTAAACGTTGCCGAAGGGAATGAATTAATACGCAAGTACAAAGGCAACTTTGTATATTCCAAAAAGAAAACAATTGACGGCGAAAAACAAGACGTTGATTGTTATCCAAGACTATCTATTAAGATAGAATCAGTAGAAATATAATCACCTCGCCCCCGCTTTAGTCGGCGGGGGTATCTCTAGGGGCTAGGAATCTAGCCCCTAAAATCTATGGAATCGTCGGGGGTTAGAGCTAGACTGAGGAACGATAGTCTAGCTCTAGAGCTGTTGTTTTTTTTATATATACCAAAAAAAGAAAGCCCCAGGTTTTTACACCCAGGGCATCTTTGTTTATGATTTGTAAGAATCTGGACAATCCTCAGATGAACAATTACATTTGTATCCATCTTCGTAGCCTTCTCTATAACTCGTGGCCTTTGTATATTCTATTGTCATACCAAGTGCCCAAAAAGTCATAAACACTGCATACATTATTAATACTCCCATTTTATTTTTCCTTTCGGTTGTGACGGGGCCGAAGCCCCGCCGTTGTTATTACTCTCTATCTTCATCTTTCCAGTCTATCATTTCACTGATATCCTCACATTGTTCAAGGTTGAAGCCCGCCCATTTCAAGAACTTTGTTCTATCAAATCTTGGGTTATCATCCTCAAAGTATAAGATTAACATAGCAGCGAAAGCCGTAGCCGAACCAATCATTCTAATACCGTCCGCTTTTTCAGTGAACGGGTGGAAGCAGTTTGCTATTGCTTCATAGTCTTTTTTAGTCATTGTGTTTCCTTTCGGTTTGTTATTAAATATCATACCATAGTTTATGCATAATAAATAAAAGATGCAAGCATTATTTACAAAATAATTAAAAAAAATATATATAAGTGCGCACAGTACGCACAAACCGACTGGTCGGTCTAATTATAATTTTTAACACATATAACCAAAATCCAAATTTTCAACCAAATTTGCAATTTTCAATATAGTAAAAGACCCGGCCTCTTTATGGAAACAAAAGCCACACACAAAATAATGCGATTTTTTGAACAAAGTTAGAAATTTCGGGGTAAAACTGGTGAGTTGGCAAAATTCGACGACTAGAATAATTTTGGAAAAAATTTTTCGATTGGACCCTCTCTAGAGCACCGAGTATTATTTAGGAAATAGATTTAATATTCTATGTTATTCAAGAGCAACGAGCATTAGTGTTTTTTTTCGTCCTTCGGACTGTTAAAGTTACTCTGTTTTGCTTCCTTGGGTCAAGGTTTTTTTATATTTTTTTATTTGTAGCGATGTTTAGAGCATTAGAAACTAGAACATTGAGACGTCGTGCGATTTTTTTTAACTAAATTACCTTTTTTATTTGACTTGTGTAGGAATATTTATCTAATTTGCATACACAATTAATAATAACGGGAGTATTATGAGTAAAAAAGAACAGAAAAAAGCAATGGAATTGACTATTGGAGGTCACCATTACAAGATAGTGGAATTACCACTTACACATGAAGATAAAAGTAAAGAACTATATGGAAGACATATGGTAAAAGACAATATCATACTTATTAATCAAGAAATCCACGAATCAAGAAAGCAAGAAACGTTGATACATGAGGTATTACACGCTATATTCTATAATTATGGACTAGAACACAAAGAAGGCTTAATTGACGCTATATCAAACGGATTATTTCAACTAGGAGTAGGAGAGTATCTATGGAAGACCTCAAAAAAGCAGTCTTAAAAGCAAAAGAACAAGGTAATACTGCATTAGTGCAGCGATTACAACAAGAGCTAGATGAATTAGAAAAGATACGTCAAAACCTTAATTGGGAAAAATTAATACGAGAATTAGAAGACGTAAAAGATACGGAGGATTTTCCAAATGAACCAGAAAACTAGTACAGTAGAAGACGTAGTATCATATATAAAAGATAACTACCCTACCACAGAAAAAGAATTTCAGACTCTTTTAAATGAAATGTACTTAACATTTTGTAAAAAACAGTTTGATTACGGTCCTGGCAATATTGCTATGGGTACCACGTTAAAAAACGAAAAAGAAGTCAATACAGCCTTATTTGGTATAATTGTAAGGCTAAATGATAAGATAAACAGACTAATCAACCTGTCAACCAATCACGATATGAAAGCAAAGAATGAGCCAATAGACGATGCTTTTCTAGATATTGCAGTATATGCAGTAATGGCAATGATAGTCAAACAAAACAAATGGGGTAAATAATATGAGTGATTACGAATATAAACTAAGAGAATATCCTGTAACACTGTCTCCTAAGCAAATAGAATACATTAGCATTGCTTTAGAAAACCTTGGTCTTGGCGGAGTTGATGAGAATTATTTTTTAAATGACTGCGGAGGATTTGTATTGGAGAACATTTGGAATCAAATTAACGACCTAGAAAAGAAAGAGAGTAAATAATGCCTGGAGTAAAATGGACAGAAGACGAAATCAGAATATTAGACCAGTATGAACGTACTGCTAAGTCTGCATTTGTTCTCTATCAAGAAATACGTATTGCTGGATATAATAGAACATATAAAGCAGTAACTCGTAAAATAGAATCCTTAGGATTAAGAAAACCTACCAGATATACAACTGGACATGAAATGACTATCGGATACCTAGACATAGAATCTACTGGATTTAGTGCTAATATCGATGTTATGTTGTCCTGGTGTATTAAAGGTAGAGGTGATAAGAATGTTGCTGGAGCTAAAATTACAAGAGAAGAGCTAATGTCTGAAAAGCAAGATGCTCGCATTGTAGAGCTTTTAGTAGAAGAAATGAATAAATATGATGTAATATTTACATATTACGGTACTCGTTTTGATATTCCTTTTATCAGAACACGTGCATTGCATCATAAAACATTCTTTCCTTTGTACAGACAAAAGTCACACAAAGACCTATATTATGTAGTAAAATCTAAATTAAAACTGCATCGTTCTTCATTAATGGCAGCTACAGAGTTTTTTGGTATTGCTGGTAAAACCAGAGTAAAACCAGAAATGTGGCAAAAAGCTAGATGGGGCGATGAAAAAGCAATGAAATACGTTTACGACCATAATGTAGCAGATGTTGTCATCTTAGAAAGATTGCATCGTAAATTAGAAGAATATGCACCACCAATGGTAAGACCATTATAATTAGGAGGAAACATGTCTAAAAAAGAAGAAAAGCTAGTAATAATGAATGAAGGTAAGGAAATTGAGTTTGTGATGTCTGATTTGTCAGATGAAGCAAAAGCTCAATATTCTAGAGCTAATGAACTTGCTGGTCAATTAATGCAAATAGACCGACAAGCAAATGAAATAAGATTCCTTGCTAATAACTACATTCGCTTTGTTATTGACGAACTTGAAAAAGACGTTGACGATAACGAGGAAAAATAGTTAAATTATGAGAGAACGTATTGTAAAGGGTGTTACTCATTACTTATATGATGACGTCAACGAGTTTCGAGAGTATCACGAAAGTGTGTCTTTGGTAACAGATTGGCGTCACTCAAACAAAGGTAATTGGGTTTTAACCGACGATGGTCAAGTATGTCAAGTATTGCATCTTGGTGTTTTAAAAAAACACGACAGAAAAAAAGAAACTACATTTATTAGAACAATCATAGGTTCTTTTGTCTGCAGCCCAAGAGTAAGAATGGAAGGCGACATGAAAACCAACATGCATACGTTCTCTACAGATGGTGAATCTCCGTCTGTTAGAAAGAAAAATAGAAAAAACGCAACAGATAAAGAGTTTTTGTTTGGGAAGTATGTAGCAAAAGGAGATGATGTAGTTGAAGCATATATGAAAGCATTTCCTAGTAAGAATGAAAATTATGCTAAATCTCAAGCAAAGCTGTTGTTAAAAACCGATAGGGTGAAAAACTTGATTAGAGAAGAAATAGATAAATACTTGAATGAAGCTGAGATTACTCCAAACTACTTGTTGGAAGAAATGAGAAACATCATAGACAAAGGTGGTTCTTCAGATAGAGATAAGATTACAGCTATAACAACATTAATGAAAATATCTGGAATGATGGATACAGAAAAGACTACAGAGTCTTTAACATTGTTTCAAGGTTTTACACAGGAGCAACTAAATGCAATTCAAGGGTCCCAACACAAGAAATTGGCGGAAGTTAAAAAAGATAACGAAAAATAAACGTTGTCACATATGTTATTACCGTTTGAGTAAAACTGGAGTATTCTTGTATAGCAAGGAGAAAAGAGACACTACTCACGTCAAATGTTTTAATTGTTTAACAGTATACAACACATCTTTCGGTATTACAGATGTAGGTATACCTAGAGAGGTAGGTCATTCATGAGATTAGCAGTTTACGGAACGCTAAGAAGAGGATTTGAGGAAACTGGAAGAGTAGAAGGTTTTAGTCTTGTATTCCCTGGTACAAGGTCTTTTCCAGCTTTAATCAAAAATAAAAAAGGAAAAGGTGCTGTCGTAGAGCTTTTAGAAGTAACAGATGAAGAGTTATCTATGTATGACATGTATGAATCTACTAAAGATGGTTTATACATTAGAACAACAGCAAACATAATTCTCGATGATACAAAAGAAAAAGAAAAATGTTGGATATATGTAGCTGGACCTTTGCTATGGCAAAGTTCTAGTATGTTTACAGAAATACCAGATGGAGACTGGCTTTCACCTAAAACACTAGTTATGATGGATAGAGTTATTGAAAAAGAGTATGAAGAAGCCTCAAAATTTTAACATAATTCCACCCGACCTATCTCAAAAGGAAAAAGCATTGGAGTTGGCAAGAAGGGATATTGTCACTTTTGGTCAAATGTTCTTACCAGAAGATTTTATGAAGTCAACTCCAGCGCCTTATCAATATGAGCTAAGTGAAATACTTTTAGGAGAAGATAAGCGTGTTTGTATAATATTACCTAGAGGTCATGCTAAATCAACATTAGCCAAAACAGCTTTATTACATCAATTATATTTTTCTCCACCAGAAAAAAAACAATTCATTGCTTGGGTATCAGAAGAACAATCTCAGGCTATTGACCATATTAAATACATACAAAATCACATAGATATAAATCCTGCTTTACAATATTACTTTGGAGATTTAAAAGGAAGTAAGTGGACAGAAAAAGAGTTTACTACTGCTAGAGGAGATAGAATTATAGCAAAAGGTACATCTCAACGTTTACGTGGTCGTTCTCAATTAGGACTAAGATATACAAATATTATTCTTGATGACTTTGAATCTGAGTTAAATACAAAAACACCAGAAAGAAGAAGAGAGATTAAAGAATGGGTAATGTCAACAGTAGAGCCTGCTTTAGAAAACTCTAAAGAAAACGAAGGTTCTATATGGCTTATTGGAACAATAGTACATTACGATTCTTTTTTACAAGGAGTATACGATGGATACTTGCAAGCAGAAAAAGAGAATAGAAAGTCTGCTTGGAACGTGTTATATAAAAAAGCTATAGTAGAAGACACTCCTTTATGGCCTAGCTACTTTACCAAGCAAAAGCTAATGGATATTAGAAGAAGGTTTACTGAAATGGGATTAGTACATAAGTTTGCTCAAGAGTATTTGAACGAAGCTAGGGACTTAGAAAGTGCTAAATTTCATATAGATAGATTAAATTATTACCAAGGTAATCTTGTTGAAAGAAACGGATTTAACTATATGATGGTTGATGAGACTGCAATACCTGTAAATGTATACCTAGGAGTTGACCTAGCTTATGAAGCAAATGCTAGAAGCGACTATCAGGTAATTATGGTTATTGCTATTGATAGCGATAGAAACATATATGTTGTAGATTATTATAGAGAACATTCACCTTTATATGATATGCCAAAAAAAATTGTAGATATGGCAAAAGAGTATCATCCAGTTAGAAGAGTCAACGTAGAAAAGGTTGGTGCTCAAGGACTGGTAAAAGATTATGTAAATCAACTTGCTGGCAAGGATAGAAAACTAGCTCCTGGATTATCTCAAGGCGTTAGACCTCCTGCTGGTATCAAAAAAGAAGATAGGCTAGAAGCATTGCTTTGTCCTATTGTTAATCGAAGAAAAATGTTCATTAAAAAAGAACATGCAAACTTAATAGATGAGATGTTTGAATTTCCAAAAGGCAGGAACGATGACCTTCTAGACGGACTTTGGTATGCCGTCACTACAGCAAAACCTCCAAAAAGCTCTGCAATCGACGCAGATAAACTAGAAGACAGAATAACTACAATAGAAGAAAGTAAGGCTAAAAGAGTCATAAATTGGGTTACTGGACAAAAAATATAAATTTTACTTGACTTTAAGAGATAAAATTAGTTATTTTTAGACTAAAAACTGAATTGGGAGTTTATGGCTAATTACGACGAAAACAAATCAAAGCCTCAGATTTCAAAAGAATTGTTTAGGCGTTGGAGAGACGCAAGAGAACAATGGGACGCTGAAGCAAGAAATGCAGTAGATTTTACTCTAGGAAATCATTATAGTAATGAAGAATCAGATGCACTACAATCGGTAGGGCAAGCTGACTTTGTTATTGATAGAGTATATGCTGCTGTTGATAAATTAAAATCATTGCTTACAGCAAGACCTGCAAGATTTTCTGTTATTGCAAGAGAAGACTCAGATAACAAACTAGCTAATGTTTGGAGAACAATACTTGAATATGTTTGGGATATCTCAAATGGAGATAGTACTTTTAAGCAAGTTGTTCACGATTATGCTGTTACTGGACTGGGATATATGTATGTATACGTTGACCCTGAAGCAGATTATGGAAGAGGTGAAGTTAAGTATACGCACGTAGACCCTTTTAGAGTATATGTAGACCCAGCATCAAGAGATAGATTTTTTAATGATGCATCAGGAATTATATTGTCTACCTTTTTAACCAGGCAGCAAGTTTTAGACCTATATCCTCAAATGGAAGAGTTTATTGATGATATAGAAGTTGGAGTAAATTCTTTGTATGGAGAAGATTATCCAACATCTAATTTAAAAAACAGTAATAATGTTTTAACTCCTGCTGAAGCAAAAGACTTAGATTATAATGTAAATCAAAAATATCAAATACTTGATAGATTTTACAAGATAAAAGTTCCTTTCTATCGAATATTTAATACTATAGATGGAAGTGAAAAAATTATAGACCCTGATACCTATAATATTATTATAGAAGACGAAGAAACAATAGCAGCTGTACAAAGAGGTGCTATAGAAATAGAAGAAATTATGCAAACAAGAATTGCTCAATGCAGTAGCATTGGAGATACTTTACTTTATGAGCGTATTCTAAACACTGATATATATCCAATTGTTCCATTTACAAACATTTGGACTAATACTCCCTATCCAAAATCAGATGTGAACAAGGTTAAAGATTCACAAAGACTTTTAAATAAGTTATTTTCTCTAACCTTGTCACACGCTCAATCTGCTGCTGGATTAAAACTTTTAATTCCAGAGGGTAGTGTTGATAGTGTTAGTCAGTTAGAAAAAGATTGGGCTAATCCAAATGCGGTTATTGAATATAATCCAGAATTTGGTGAGCCACATTACCCACAACCAGCTCCCTTAACTAGTGAGTTTTATTATTTAATTGATAGGGTAGAAAAATATATAGATTTAAACTTTGGTATACCTGAGCTATTACAAGGATTTAAAGATAGCGCTCCTGAGTCTGTTAGAGGTACAATGCTTTTATCAGAAATGGGAGAATCAAGAGGTAAATCAAAGTTAAGAGATATTGAAGCAAGTTTAGCTATGGTTGGTCAAGTTGTTTACAACTTAGCTAAAGACCATTACAAATTTGCAAAAACATTTAGAATTGTACAACCAAATAATGATATTACTGAATTTTCAGTAAACATGAGAATGTACGATGATAAACGAAATGAATTGTTAACCATACAGAATGATATTCAACTTGGTCAACATGACATTCGTATTATATCAGGTTCAACTTTGCCTAGCAACAAGGTATCCGAATACAATATGTATCTTGATGCGTATAAACTTGGACTGGTAGATGATGTCGAGGTTTTAAAGAAAACTGAAATCTTTGACAAAGAAGGTGTCCTTCAGAGAAAAGGGCGTATGGCACAAATGCAACAGTATATTACACAGCTTGAAAATCAAGTGAAGAAACTAAGCGGTGACTTACAAACATCTGAACGTGAGCAGGTTTCTGCTAGAAAACGAACAGAAGTTGAGAAGTTTAAATCTAATTTAAGTGAGATTACTTCTTCCGCTAAAGTTAAAGAAAAAGAAAAGGTAATGCAACTAGGAAACATTATTGACCAAATGCAATCTTCTATGGAGGAAGAAAAAAATAACGAGCCTGGTTCAGAGTCTTAGGACTAAATCAGGGTTAGGAGAAAAAAAATATGGCACAAGAACAAGAACAACAACAGGTTGAACAGCAAGACCCAATTGTTGAATCTACAGTGGAACAAGAAGTTTCATTTCAAGAGGAGACCTTAGAAGAAGGTGTGGAAGCATCTGAATCTATAGACTGGGAAACAGAAGCTAAAAAGTTTCAATCAATGTATGACAAAAAGGTTGCAGAGCACGAAAACTTAAAACAAGACAGTAGTGATTTGATGCAGTTAAGACAAGTCTTATCTGAAAAACCAGAATTAGTCAACGTCATTGAGAAAAGTCTTTCTGGAGAATCAGTTGAGGACAAAGGTATGGAGGGAAGTACAACCCCAGATAACTTTGACCCTTGGGACGCCTACTACAAGCCAGAATCTGAGTCTTACAAATTTAGAGTAAGTCAAGAGAAAAAGCTTGTACATGAAACAGTAGATAACGAACTAGCTAAACTACAAGGTCAGATGGCGATGAATAACCTAAAAACAGAATTGGTAAGTAAGCACAATTTAGGTGCAGATGACGCAGAAAAGTTTTTACAATTTGCTACAACACCAAAAGCCAACCTTCCTATTGAAACACTTATTAAAGTGTGGAAAGAAAATGAGGGCAAGAGTGTACAACAAAGTGAAAACTTGGAAACAGTCAGAAAAACAAAATCAATTCCTAAACCAGCTGGTGTACTTCAAGGTGGTCAACAACCACAAAAATCTGAAGCAGACCAAGTATGGGATAGAGTTATGAGCGCTGGAAGAATAGGTAAGATAGCTAAAACTAACTAGGAGTTAAAATGGCTTTTAACAAAGGACAACTAAAGTCATCACAAATTACAGCAGCTTCAACAAGCGCTGGATACGGACAGGCTCCAGACCAAAGAAAGCTGTATGATTTCTCTGATAGAGTTGCAGAACTTATGCCAGAGGAGTCACCTTTTTTCGTCTATCTAAGTCAAGTTGCTAAAGTAGCTACTGACGATAATATTTTCAGATATCTTGAAAATAGAACTGTCACAAACTACACAGCACGTAACTTTAGCTTAGCAGCCGACGTAAACGGCGGCAGTGGCGTAACTGCAGGAAATCTTTATGATTTTACTGTAGATGACGGCGCTGGTGCTGCACCAGGGTTTATTACCAAAGGAATGGTAATAGCTGTAAAAACTGTGGATGACGCAAACGGTTATGGACAAGCATTAGTTAGAGTTGAGTCTGCACCAAACGTTCAATCAGCAAACTCTACCTTCTCAGGTAGAATTGTTGAACTATCAAATTCTAGCATTAGTGGCTACAATGTTTTATCAAGCGGTGATGAAGCACAAATTGTAGGTACTTCTTTTGAAGAAGGAACAGGTTCACCTGATACTTTCTCAGATACACTAGAAGATGATTTTGGTTATACTCAAATCTTTAAAACAGCTTGTGAATTAACAAACACAGCAATAGCTACAAGATACCGTGGCTATTCAAATGAGTTCGAAAGAATTTGGGCTCAAAAATTACGTGAACACAAAGTAGACATCGAAAGAGCTATGCTTTTCGGTCAAAAAGCTCGTGTTAACGGAGTACAATATACTGAAGGTCTTGTTGGACACATTGTAAAAAATGTTGCTCCAGTAACTGACAACTCAGCATTTTCATATTCATCAGGTGCGCCTTATTACAGAAGTGTAACTCAGGCTGAATTAACCTATGATAGATTACTTGCTGACTTAGAGGTTATTTTTGACCCAGCAAGAGGCGGTTCAAGTGAAAGACTTGTACTAGCTTCATTGCCAGTAATTACATTCTTCAACAAAATGGGCGACGGTGCTTTCATTGATGCTTCTGTAGGTCAATCTTCATCTCCATTCAGAGTAAATATGAACAACGTACAAGGTTCCTTTGGACACAATCTAATGGAAATTAACACTGTACACGGTTCTATGTACTTAGTGAAAGAACCTCTATTTAGAGGAATTGCTAGCGGCTTCATGCTTATGGCTGATATGTCTAAATTGGCATACAGACCATTAGTTGGAAACGGTATTAATCGTGACACTCAAATTATGACAAACGTACAAAATGCGGATGAAGATTTGAGAAAAGACATGATTCTTACTGAAGCTGGTCTAGAAGTTACACTTCCAGAATGTCACGCTCTATATAACGTGGAGGGATTATAAAATGGCAAGAGGTAGTATACTAGAAAAAAATAGTGGTAATGGTGGATATTTATTACCAGTAGAAAAGATTTCTGCAGCTAAGACTTTAGATGCAGTTTCTGATAGCGGCAAGATTTTTGTTGTTGCTAATGCTGGTAGTGCATATTCCATTACACTTCCTACAACTTTAGAAGTTGGTACTCAGTACAAACTTATCTTCGAAGACTCACCAAATGCAGCAGTCACTATCGCAGCTGGCTCAGCAATTATTTTTGGTAAAGTTGTCGAAGGAGAAGTTGACACATCAGACGATGCACCAGGTTCAGCTGGCGCAACAGGAGTTTCAAATGTAATTTTTGGAACAACTGCTGATGAAGGTGACCATCTTGACATCGTATGCGATGGTACAAAATGGTATGTCAACGGTATGACAGCTGTAGATGGAGCGGTAACCACATCATAATATAGTTATTAGGTACTATGGAGTGGGCAGGTCCCACTCCGAAACCTATAAAAAATTTTAAATAATAGGAGATAAAATGGCAGATTATAACGTAGTAACTAAAATTATTATTGGGAATTTAAGCCCTGATGCAGATTCTGTGTCTGGTTCTTTAGCTAAAGAAATTACAGACTATATTGAAACACTAGATGATTCTACTGGAGCAATTATAGATATACAAGCTGTAGAGCTTGACAGAGGTAGAATTGCATATATTATAGTTCACAAAGGATAATGGCTAACTGTCAACATTGTAGTGAGCCTAATCCAGAAGGATACTTTAATTGTCCTTCATGTGGGCTCAGAGCAGCTCCTAGTAAATGGAATACTAATTTTGTTATCAGAGAGGGAAACCCTATGGCAACAGCAATTAGAAAAGACTTGATTGATATAAACCATATGTCTATGGACGATGGTATTAAAAAAATGCAAGAAAGTAAAAAGAATGCAAAGCCCACACCAAGTGGGAAAGGTATAAGGGTAATGTAATGCCAATGGTAGGAAAAAAGAAGTTTTCATATACAAAAGCTGGGAAGAAAAAAGCAAAAGCTTATGCTAAAAGAAGTAGAAAGGCGAGAAGAGGATAATGCAAAGAAGAGGTTTTGGAACTCAACAAGTTAGACATACTAATGGTAAAAAAAAGACAAGACAAGGTCAAAGCAATAATACTAAGTATGGTAATAAATTAAGTAGTAAGCATTATATAAAAAGAAGTAGAGGACAAGGATAATGGCTGATTTTAAAACAAGAATAGATGATTTGACAGGCTTTGGTAGCACTGATGATGTTGCTATAGTAGACTGGCTTACTGCTGGTGCTAGAGAAATCATTGATGTTTTACCAATGTCTAAACTAGATAGAATGTCTGAAATACAAGAATTTACAAATTATCAAGGCGTAGAAGATAGTAAGATATTACATGTATTAAGAAAAGATGAAAATAATAACGATTATTTAATGCCTTGTAGAGAAATACACGCTAGTCAAGCAGGTAGAGCCGCAGATGTTAGTGGAGCATATATGGAATTTGCTACAAGTTCTGACCCAGTATATTATTTGGAAAACAAAAGAGTTTATACATTGCCAGCAAGTGCATCTTCAGACGATAGTAAATTAGTAAAAATTAATGAAGATTTTACCATAGCAGCTACAGATACGACTATAGATAACTTTCCAAAAGAGGCTACAAATGCTGTAGTGTTATATGCTTCAAGAAATGCGTTAATGAGATTGATGAACGCTAAACATGGTAATGCAGATATAACTACTGCTTTAACTGCTATAAATACTGAAATGGATGAAACTCAAGCAATAGCTGATTTAATTAACACGCAAGTAGATGCAGCTGTTACAGAAATTGGAGAAATGGTAACTAATGTAGATGCAAATGTAGATACAGCTTTAACTGCTATGAAAACAGCAGCAGATAAAATTAATACTGCAATAGGGTTAGCTAACGATGAATATGATGAGGTAGCAGTAGAAGTAACAGGAACTGCAACTTCTCCAATATCAGCAGCTAGAAGTGCGGCAGTTAGTGCTTTATCAATATCAGATTTAGATTTATCAGGAGTAAGTGCACCTACTGTAAGCATAAATACTGTATCTTACACAGAAGCTACAAATGCTGATGCTAGCTCTACTGCAATAGGAGCTATAACTGTTGCTACTGTTGCTAAAGCAGATATATCTGGAGATGTGCCTAGTTATACAAAACCTGTTCTTAGCTTATCGGATGTTAGTATAGCTGATTTCAGCATATCTTCTTCAGCTCCAAGCGTTCCTTCTTTAGGAACTGTGCAGTATACTGATGCAATTAATGCAGACGCTCAATCATCATCAATTGGTGCTATAACGGTAGGAAGTGTAGATAAATCTGATTTAACTAACAATATTCCTACATATACAAAACCTACTATAGCATTAAGTTCTATAGCAGTAGGAGATTTAAGTATTTCTGCAAGCGCACCTAGTTCTCCAAATTTAACATCTGTAAGTTATTCTAATGCAACAAATGTAGATGCTTTAGCGAGCGATGTTCCTACAGTTAGTTTTGGAACAGTTCCTACTGAAATTGATGTTTCAGGAAGTGCTCCAACATATACTAAGCCTACAATTTCGCTTTCTTTGTCAAGTATATCTGATTTAAGTATAAGCGCAAGCGAACCTAGTGCTATAACTGTTAGCACTCCTTCAGTAAGTTTTAGTCAGGGAGCACCTATATTTACAGCTCCTACATTATCTGTGGACACAGCACAATTTGAAACTTTCTTAGAAACAGATGAAGATGTAGAATTAGCACAATTACAGCTTGGAAGATTAAATAATGAGGTAGACCAATATCAAGCTAACATACAAAAAGAAATAGCTTCATTTAACAGAGATGTGGAAGAGTACAGAGCAGAACTTCAAGAAGCAATAAAAGATGCAGAATTAACTTCTGCTTCTGAAGCTCAGAAAATACAAGAATATTCTAACGATATTCAAAAATATGCAGCTAGTGTAAACAAAGAAGTTCAACAATACAGAGAAAATTCTCAAAAAGAAATTAATTTATTTAGAATACAAACTTCTAACGAGCTGGCTAAATATACAGCAGATATGCAAAACGAACTAAACGAATTTAACAAAGAGAGCGTTGTATATCAAACAGAGTTCCAAGAAGCTGTTACAAAATTTCAAGCAGACCAACAAAAAGTTTTAGAGCAAGCTAGATTAGATTTAGCAAAAGCTCAACAAAATGCAAAACAACAAACAGATGTTGCTATAGCAAACAAAGCACAAGACCAAGTTCTTGCAATACAAAATGCAATTAAAACTATGGAAGCAACTATATCTGACAACGATGACCTTATAGCTAAGTTCAATCAAGATTTAAACTTGTACGCACAGAACATATCTAAAGAAGTTCAGCAGTATCAAGCGAACACAAACAAAGAAATAGGAATATTTCAAACTAGAACTAGAAATGAGCTTCAACAATATTCTACAGACATACAAAATGAGTTGAACGAGTTTAACAAAGACAATGTTAGGTATCAGGCTGATATACAGGCAGAGCTACAAAAACATAACTCAGACCTTCAAAAGGCAATAACTCAAGCACAACTTGATGCTAGAGACGCTCAACAAGAGGCCGCTCAAACTACAGACGTAGATAAATTTAACAAAGCTCAAGACCAAGCCTTAGCACTACAGAATGCAGTTCAAACTATGCAAGCAACAATTCAAAATAATGATGACTTGGTTTCAAAGTTTGTTTCTGAGTTAAGACTATATGAACAAAATGTTAACAAGGAAGTTACCTTATACAGAACTAATTATGAGAAAAACTTTTCTATCTTTTCTAAGAGTAGAGATACAGAGTTACAAAAATATAGTTTAGATATTCAGAACGAATTGAATGAGTTTAATAAAGAAAATGTAAGATATCAGGCAAATGTACAAGCAGAGATACAGAAACATCAGTCTGACCTACAAAAAGAATTAACGCAAGCACAATTAGATGCTGCAGATGCACAGTTAGAAGCTAGGCAAGCTACACAAGTAGATATAGCTAATAAAGCACAGGACCAAGCTTTATCTTTGCAAAACAAAGCACAAGATTTGCAGGCAGCTATTGCTAACAATGATGATATATTGTCTAAATTCAATCAAGAGATTGCATTGTATCAACAAAATATGAATAAAGAGATACAAGAATACTCTCAGAATTTACAACAAAATATAGCTGAATATCAATCTGCCATTGCAATACAACAAAGTTATTATCAGGAAGCTCAAGCTAGAATAAATGCAGGTAATGCCTATTTAGCAGAAGCGCAGTCTAGAGCAAGTGAAGTAAATACGTATGCTACAGAAGTAAATGCAAGATTAGCACAGGTGAACGCTCAAGGAACAGTTGCTGGCTCTTATATAGCAGCTGCTCAAGGATATGCAACAGAACTACAGTCTAAGATAGGTATAGTTCAAGGATATGGAACTGAAATAAACCTAAGATTGGCTGTTGATAGCAGAGAGTATGAATGGTATGTAAGTCAATATCAAATGGTTAATGCTCAATTTACAGAAGCATTACAATTGATAGGGATAGATAAATTAAAAATTGAAACAATGAACAATACTAAATAAAGGAAGGTAGATAATGGCAAACGAAATAAGAGTAAAAACATCTGTTGAAATCGTCCAAGACAACGATATTACTGTAGAAGGTATTAGTTACTCACATAAAAGCTTGGACGGAAATGCTGCTTCTAGAAGTTGGGGCGGCTCATATACTATGAACTCTGCTTATGATGATGACGCAGTGGCATATTGGAGTAATGTTGTTGTTAGTGCTACTACTGCAGATGGTCTAGACGATTCAGGTTGGACAGAGGCTTCTGCTGTATCAGGTGGAGCATTACCAGTAAATGTAGATGTGGTAGCAGTAGAGTATGTAAGTGCTCTTGGTTCTCCTGGAACTATATCGGTAACAGTGAGCGGTGAAATTTTTGCAGTTTTAGACGCAGGGCAGTCAATAGTTATACCAATGGAAATGGCAGAAGCTATTGCTGATGTGAAGATACATGCAGGGGATTACACCAACGGTACTAATGAAGCAACAGTTAATGTTATGGTAGCAGGACAGAACGCGTAATGGCGGCAATAGAATTTACAGCAAAAGAAATTTATAGTAGAGTACTGCAAGCAGTTCCTGGTATATCAGAGAACTATGTACTAAACTTAATCAACGAAGCATTAATTGACATGGGTAGATATACCAATCAAATAGAGAATGCGAAAACAGATTTAAAGCATAATCAATTGTGGTATGCATTAGATGACGATGAAGCAATAACAGTAAACAAGTTATTTAGATGTACAATATTAAACTCAGATGGAGAATATATTAAGATTCCTAGGTTGTCAAATGGAGAAATCAAACAATTCTACAACGAATCAAGTACATCATCTAATACTAGTTGGACGGAGGTATAATGGCAGCGGTAAGCAGTACGTATAAAGACCCTAGCGATACTTTTGTATGGTGGATAGAAGGTGATAGGCTAGCTATTGCTACTACAGAAGGAGATGCTAGTACTACAGAGACAGGTAAAGGTAATTTAAAAGCAGTACAATTGGGTTCTGGCAATACTATTACCGATGGTCTTATTATATCTTATTATGCAGAGCCAGATAAACTAACAAGTATTACTGGTACAATAGATATTGATAATGTATTACAACCAGCATTAATAGATTATGTTAAATCAAAAGCTTTGATGGACGCAGCAGCTAGAGCAAAAGACCCAGGTCTTGCTCAGATTAAAATGGCGTCCGCACAACAATGTATGGCTAATTATAAAGAAGCTGTACGCAGATACGGTATGAAGAAAAATGATAAAGTGGGTGGCACTAGAGCGATAGCTCCGGTGGACATGAGATAAAGGGGCAATAATGGAACTAGGCAAAGACAGCAAATTCACACTTAGTATTGAAACGCTTATCAGTATAGCAGTTACAATATTTATGGTTGTTGGGTTATGGTTTAATTTACAAGCAGAAATTGAAGAAGCTAAAAAATTACCAGAACCACCAATTAGCAGAACAGAATACGACTTAAAAGACCAAATGATTCGTAATTCTATTCTAAATACTGAAGAAAAAGTAGAGAAATTAGAAGACAAGGTGGACGACATTAAAGAAGACACAAGAAGTATTAATGAAACTCTACTAAATATGAATAATAAGTAATGAGGTTTACAGATGAACAACAGATTTTTATCATACTTGGTATTAACTTTTTGCTCTTTATCATCTTGGTTGCACTCACAGTCAACTAATTTAGATACTTTTCAAGAAATTCAATTAATGAAAAATGAGTTTTGTGCAATCATAGAAGTCAACGCTTCTTGGAACTGGCAAAACAAAGTACCATTAGAAAAAATAGAAAAATGTTATACTGGATATGTAGACATTTCTAATAAAGAAATAGGTGCAGTTATTCAAAAAGAATGGGATATTAAAGTTGTTCCTACTGTAATTGTCTTTGAATATGGAGTAGAAGTAAAACGATTTGAAGCTGATTTGTCTATGAAATTTAGAGAAGATGAAATTTTAAATAGTCTTAGAAAAGAAATAGGTCAATAATGCCAGCAAAAAGAAAAACTAAGTCTATAAGAAGAACTACAAAAGGCAAGAATGCTAATTACAGACCTACTAAAAAAGGTGCTGGAATGACAAAAAAGGGAGTTGCTGCTTACAGAAAAGCAAACCCTGGTAGTAAACTAAAGACTGCTGTTACTGGTAAAGTTAAAAAAGGAAGTAAAGCAGCTAAAAGAAGAAAATCTTATTGTGCAAGGTCATTAGGACAACTAAAAAGAAGTTCTGCTAAAACTAGGAATAATCCTAATTCTAGAATAAGACAAGCACGTAGAAGATGGAAATGCTAATTAATAGGAGGAATCATGGGACCAATATTAGGTAAAGTTCTTACAAGTTTAGGTACAGAGAAGCTTATCAAAGCTATCATTATGCACCTAGGAGATTGGCTTGTAGCTAAATCATCTAACAAACTAGATGACAAACTATGGGCAGAAGTAAAAAAAGCATTAGATAAAAAATAAGGAGAAAAGATATGAACTGCGAATGTGGATGTGGAGGCTGTTAAGTGCCTAAACAAATGCTAACATTAAATGACTTTAGCGGAGGACTTAATACCAAGTCCTCTCCTAGGGATATTGCGTTCAATCAAGTTCAATCAGCTAGTAATGCTGTATTGTTAAACTCTGGCGTAGTTTATACATCAGTTGCTCCTACGTCTAAAGGTAGTATTGCAAATGAAGAAATTAGAAACTTCACTAATACTGCTTTTTCTTTCAATACTCAATATGATATTACAGCAAACCCTAGTCCTGGAGATGGAACTTACAGAATTGGAGATTTTCAAAGTTCTCCAAAAGAAGTTATAACTCTTCATGAAACAGAAGGAGGAGCTAAAATAAGATATTTGTCAAGAGCTTTTGGCACTACTGGTGATTTTTCTAGAACAGAAAACAATCAAATAGATGGCATCTTAGAACCAGTATTTTATTATATAGACGGAACTTTATATGTTGCAGATGAAAGTCATTTAGGTAAAACAACTGATATAGCATTTTTGCCAAGAACGGGATTAAGGTTTGTTAGTACAAATAGATTTGGAGACAGCACTGGTACTTTTGAGTGGGTTTTAGGAGCAGCAGTGGCAACTACAGCTGATTCTAAGGCAAACATACAATCTGCTAGTTCTTTTGGAACTAACTCAGTTTCTTTAAATGTAGCTGGTGAATTTGAAATGATTTATCAAATAGAATCTAGCTCTGGAGGCGGTGGGTTTGAAGCAGGAGACTATGAATGGTCTTACACTTATGTTGACCTGTCTGAAGATGAAAGCTTACCTCACGTATGGAGTACTGCACCTAGCGCTGCAAGTTTATCTACTGGTCACTTCTTTACAGGAGTTGGAGTACAGATAAATGTAGCTAACTCATTTAGAGAAAAGGAAAAAGGATTTAGAATATACACTAGAAGAAAAGACAAGAATGAAAGATGGAGTTTGTTCTTAGATGTGGATTATGAAAGAGGTGTGAGAAAAAATTTATTTGATGATTACAGTTCTTGGGGTGGCTCAGGAGTATATAGAACTTCTGGAACTAAAGAGGTAACATCTTTAGTAATAGAATCTCCAGCTTTGGATACTTATGATAGTATTAATGGATATTCTCACACAGAAGAAAGTATTGATGTAGATGGATATAAAAGTGCTTGTGTTGCACAAAGAAGAGTTTGGATTTGCAATGTTTGTAAAGAAGATAAAACTTTTGATGATAGAATTTATTATACTCCAGTAAACAGATTTAACACTTTTCCTGATTCATACTTTCTTGATATAGGTATTAATGACGGAGACTCTTTTGTTGCAGTAGAATCTCTAGGTAACAGAATTATTGCTTTTAAACAATCTAAAATATATGTAATAAATGTATCTTCTTCATCAGATGCTGGTTGGTATTTAGAAGCAGAATACGATGGACATGGATGTACTAAAAAAGAGGCATTATGTAAAACACCTTTTGGTCTTTGTTGGGCCAATGAAGAAGGAGTATTTATATTTGATGGAACATCTATACCAAAAGAATTAACAGAAAATATATCAGATGACACTTGGTCTACTGACTTTACATCTAATATGTCTTTGGCATTTGACCAAAAATACAAACAACTATATGTAGCTGTAGATTTATTAGAAAACGGTGACAATAAAATATATGTTTAT